GAAGCGAATCGAATTGAGCAAGAAAGAGCCTCTGCAGCCAAAGCTGAGGAAGATTCTTACCTAGAATGGGTCTATGCGATGACAGGGGGACTGCTTGGAGCAACTTCAAATCCACAGCAATATGAGCCACAGCCATCTTCTGACAGCTGGTATGGTGGCAACCAAAATTAAAGATTACGCTTTACATAAATAACAAGGTACTTAAATGCCCATTGATAAAAGCGTCAACCCCGCTCCCTTAACTGTTGAAATTGAACAGGAGGACATGCCTGACATTGAAATCTACTTAGAGGAAGATGGCAGTGCTATTGTTGAGATAGGCGATGACGAGGAAGTAGGATTTTACGATAACCTTGCACAGAGTATCGACGAAAGCGATTTATCCCATATATCGATTGAGCTGATGTCTTTGTTTGAGGCGGATAAGTCGGGGCGCTCTGATTGGGAACAGATGTACTCTAAAGGTCTTGACCTCTTGGGGTTAAAGATAGAAGAACGCACCAAGCCTTTTCGTGGCGCTGCAGGGGCAGTGCACCCAATGCTGACCGAAGCGATTGTGCAGTTCCAATCACAAGCATTAAAAGAACTCTTGCCTGCAGGTGGTCCTGTACGTACACAGGTAGTTGGCAAAGAAACGTTAGAAAAGGCACAGCAAGCCTCTCGTGTACAAGACTTCATGAACTACCAGATTACTTCTGTCATGAAGGAATACACCCCTGAGTTTGACCAATTGTTGTTTTACGCAGGTTACGGTGGCTCGGCCTTTAAGAAGATTTACTATGATGAGCAATTAGGGCGCATGGTAAGTAAGCTTTGTTTACCTGATGACGTGTACATCCCTTATTGGGGATCGAGTGTCATGAGCGAATGCCCGCGGATCACGCACCGTATTGCGATGGACTCTAATGAGTTCCGTAAACGCGTGGTAGCAGGTGAGTACTTAGAGACGAATGTCTCTCCTGTTGGTATGCCAGGGGACGCAAGTCAGATACGTTATTCGATTGACAAGCAAACGGGTGTTGTGGAATCGGGTTCTCCTGAAGAAGTGTTCTTGCTTGAGTTTCAAGCGGACTTGGACATCCCGGGTTTTGAGGACATGGATGAGAAGGGCGATTACACAGGAATTAAATTGCCTTTTGTTGTGACCGTAGAAGAAGCCAGTGGCATGGTCATTGGTGTGCGTCGCAATTGGGCCGAGGAGGATGAGAAGCGTTTACGCAAAGAGTATTTTGTACACTACACCCTTGTTCAAGGCTTGGGTGCATATGGTTTAGGTTTCGTACACCTGATTGGTGGCTTGTCAAAGACGGCTACCGCAGCGCTCAGACAATTATTAGATGCAGGTACTTTATCTAATCTACCAGCAGGTTTCAAGGCCAAAGGCGCGCGGATCGCGGACGATGATAAACCGATCCAGCCTGGTGAGTGGCGAGACATCGATGCGGGTGGCGCGGAGCTCAGTCAGTCACTCTTGCCTCTGCCCTACAAAGAGCCATCACAGACTTTAATGACGTTGCTTGGGTTTACGGTTGAAGCGGGTAAGCGTTTAGCAAGCACCGCGGATATGCAAGTAGGGGAAGGGAATCAGAATGCAGCAGTAGGCACCACGATTGCGCTCTTGGAGCGTGGTTCGATGGTCATGTCTGCTATCCATAAGCGTATGCACTATGCGCAGAAGATGGAATTTGAGATGTTGGCACGGGGTTTTGGTGAATTCTTGCCTGACGAGTACCCGTATGACGTGCCTGGCGCTTCACGATCCATTAAGAAGCGTGACTTTAACAACATGGTTGCAGTGTTGCCTGTTGCGGATCCCAATATTTTCTCGGGCGCGCAACGTATTACGCTTGCCCAGACGCAGTTGCAATTAGCGCAAAGTGCGCCACAGATGCACAACATGTATGAGGCGTATTACCGTGTGTATGCATCCTTGAATGTACGGGACATTGACGGAATATTACGCCCTCAAAGTTCACAAATGCCTAAAGACCCGTCAACCGAGAACGCTGATGTATTGGACGGAATGCAACTTAAAGCCTTTGCGGGTCAGCAACATGATGCGCACATAGCGAACCATTTGATGATGGGGTTATCCCCTATTTTGAGCTCACAACCCATGTCTGCTATTTCTTTACAGAAGCATATATTAGAACATGTACGCTTAAAAGCGGAAGAAGACACCGAAGCAGAACTCTTTATGCAGTACGGCAGTGATCCCGATTCAATGATTTCTGCCATACAGAAGGAAGGCATGATTGCAATCAAGTGTGCCCAGGGTATGCAACAGGTTCGTGACTTACAGAATCAGTTATCGGGTAGTGGAGGTGGTCAGCCTGATCCAGTTGTACAGTTAAAAGAGCAAGAACTTCAGCAAGATGCAGCTAAGGATCAAGCGGACTTAGCGATTGACAAAGAACAAATAGCCGTGGACCGTGAGAAGTTAGCCCAGTCACAGCAAGCAACACAGATGCGCCTTCAAACACAACAAAACATTGCTGATCAGCGTGCCCAAGTTGGTCGTGAGCGTGCCAAAATCTTGCAACAAGGTATGGAGAGACGAAATGCCAATTAAAAAAGGTACGAGCAACAAGGTTGTTAGTGGTAATATATCGGAAATAGTTAAAAGCTATGAGAAATCAGGTTCTATAGGCGCCAGCAAACCAAAGAGCAAGGGCAAGGCTGTGAAGCAGGCGGTTGCGATTTCATTGTCTACTGCTGGAAGACCTAAAAAGATGAAAAATGGTGGTGCATTTAGCACTGTTAAGAAACGTGATGGCAACCAACCTGTTAAACTTTACTAAGGAACATTCCATGCCTAATCAATCAATGGTCAAAAAGCCTTCTACCTCTAAAGAAGAGCGTATAAAGAAGGTTAAAGAAAGCTTGGCAGAAGCAAAGCGTGAAGAAAACAGTATGCTGAACCGCCTTATGCCTACTATGAGCAAAGCAGCTCGGGAGCAAGGTCGTGCAGCGCAAAAAGAGCTAGACTCTTTGATGCCAAAAGAAAAGATGATGGAAGAAGTAGACCCCTCTAAAGTGATTACGAAGAAAAAAGGTGGGATGGTCATGGCTCGTGGTCAGGGCAAAGTGATGAAGAAGCGTCCTACTCATCTTTATTAAGAATAAAAGCCTTCAGACAGTGGCTAGTTACTGTCTGCCTCTACATGGAAAAGACCATGCTTGAATTTGCAGAAGCAGTCCTGAAAGAGATCAGGAAACTGCAACAGGACTCAGAGATGATTGTGTTAAATGGCACAATTTCTGATATGGAGCGTTATCGTTTCATGATGGGTCGTCTGGAAGGATTAAAAATAGTTGAAAACTCTGTTCGAGAACTTTTAAAACGGAGCCAACAAGATGATTTTTAACCCTGAAGGAGTACCTAGTGGAAGCTGAGAAAACGTTAACCGCACTTGAGCTCAAATGGCAACAAGAGTCTTTGGAGAAAGGTCCAAGACTCGATGATGCTTATTCGTCTAGTGGTGGTTTTGATCCCTCTAAGATAGAGCAAGTGGTTATGGACCGAATTCCTACCCCTACGGGATGGAGAATAGCCATTCTGCCTTACCGAGGCGCGGAAAAATCCAAAGGTGGCATCGTTTTAGCCGAAGAAACCCAAAAGCGTACACAATTGGCAACAACATGTGGCTACGTTTTAAAAATGGGCAACTTGGCGTTTAGCGATGAGTCTAAATTCCCTAACGGACCGTGGTGTAAGCAAGGGGATTGGATTACGATCTGGTCGTTATGCAGGCTCCAGGATCACCATCGATGGTGGTGAGATCCGTATCTTAAACGATGATGAGATTATTGGCATTCTCAATGATCCTTCTGACATTTTGCACATGTAAGGAAAAATCATGGAAAACAAAGAACTAGAATTCTCAGTTGGGGATGATGAAAACTCCGCAACGGTGGAACTAACTACAGATGGTAGCTCGGTAGTTACAGAGGAAGTAGGAAATAAGGTAGATGGATCCTCAACAGGTAATTCTGAAGATGAGTTAGAAGAGTACAGTGGCAAGGTCAAGAAACGTATTGACAAGCTTACTGCTCGTCTTCGTGAAACACAGCGCCGTGAAGCGGAGGCAATTAACTTTGCCAAGAATGCCCAACAACGCGCCAAGCAACTTGAAGAGCAGTTCCAACGCACTGATGCAGAGCGTTTAGGACATGCAAAGAGTCGCATGGAAACTGAAACCATGACGCTTAAGCAAATTATTCGCAAAGCTCGAGAAGAAGGTGACTTTGACACGGAGACAGAAGCGCAAGAACGTTTGACTTCACTGATGTTTGATCAGCGCCAGATCTCTGCTGCCACCGCTCAGCGTCAAGCGCAAACCGAGCAGTATCAACAGCAACAACAGCAAGAGGCGATTCGTCAACAGCAAGTGGCTCAAGCACCACGGCGCGCGGAACCCGACCCACAAGCAGAAGAGTGGGCAGAACGCAACCAGTGGTACGGTCAGGACGTTGCAATGACCCATGCAGCACAGGGAATACACATTCAACTTGTAAAGAACGAAAGATTTGACCCAAACTCAAATGAGTACTATGATGAGTTAGATCGACGCATTCAGGAATATTTTCCACAAAAGTTTTCTAACTCGTCGAACCGAAATAACAGAGCCAATCGGCCCGTGCAAACGGTTGCGCCTGCTACCCGATCTTCGGGAGTTAATAGTTCCGCACGCCGCACTGTTCGGTTAAGTCCGAGCCAAGTTGCGATTGCTAAAAAACTAGGTGTTCCTCTTGAGGAATATGCCAAGTACGTAAAGGAGTAAGCCATGAGTGAAATTAACGTGCCAAAATTGAACCGCACCCCAAGAGCGATGGAAACACGTGAAAAGGATGCGCGCCGTAAGCCATGGGCCCCTCCATCAAGACTAGACGCACCACCTGCCCCTGATGGGTTTAGGCAGCGTTGGATTAGAGCGGAAATTAACGGAGCAGATGATCGTATTAACGTTTCATCAAAACTTCGTGAAGGCTATGAGTTGGTTAGATCTGACGAAAGCCCTGAGTTCCAGTCTAATTCAGCAGAAGACGGTCGCCACGCTGGTGTCATTAGCGTAGGGGGTTTGTTGCTTGCCAGAATTCCAGAGGAAACAGCAGAGGAGCGCAAGGCATATTATTCAGCGCGAACGCATGACCAATTAAAAGCTGTCGATAATGAGTTGTTGAAAACGAATGCACACTCGTCCATGAAAATCAACCGCCCAGAGCGACAATCAAAAGTATCCTTCGGAAGCCCTACGGCTGAAGAATAACCCTATTAAGGACTTACAAAATGGCAAACGTCGATAAGCCTTTTGGTCTTAAAGCTCTTGGTAACTTATCTGCTACTGGTGGTCAGAAGCAGTATGGTTACACAATTGCAGACAACCAATCAGGCGCAATTTACCAAGGTGACCTTGTAACCGTATTTGACGGTGCATTGGTTCAATTTAACCCCGCAACGCACACAGCAGCAGTAGGTGTGTTTAATGGTTGTTTCTACAACGACCCAACCACACAAAAGCCTACATGGAAGAACTACTACCCTGGCAGTGTTAACGTTACTATTGGCGAAATTCAAGCCGATGTAATGGATGACCCTAACCAATTGTTCATTGTCCAAGCAGCTTCAAGCGTGACCCAAGCACATGTTGGCTTAAACGCGGACATCTCTATCGGTACAGGCAATGCAACTACAGGTGCTTCAGGTATGGAATTGGCAGGTACTCCATCCAAAACTGCTGCCTTAAACCTTAAGGTTGTTGGCTTGTACAACGTCCCAGGCAATGCGTTTGGTACAAATGCAGTTGTTGTGGTCAAGATCAACGAACATCTCTATGGCAGCGTTGGTGTTGCCGGACAAGGAGCCTAATCATGGCAATTTCACGCGCACAACTGGTTAAAGAATTAGAGCCAGGTCTCAACGCCTTGTTTGGCCTTGAGTACAAAAACTATGCCCAAGAACACACAGAGATTTATGACATTGAATCATCTGACCGTGCTTTTGAAGAAGAAGTCATGCTTTCGGGTTTTGGTGAAGCCCCAGTAAAAACTGAAGGTGCAGGTGTTGCTTATGACAATGCACAAGAAGTCTACACTGCACGCTACACTCACGAAACGATTGCATTGGCTTTCTCATTAACTGAAGAAGCTATCGAAGATTCACTCTACGATCGCCTCTCAGCTCGCTACACCAAGGCTTTAGCCCGTTCAATGGCTACCACCAAACAGATCAAAGCAGCAGCCGTTCTGAATGGTGCCTTTACTACCTCAATTGGTGGTGATGGTAAAGCTTTATGCGCTTTAGATCACCCCACTCTTGGTGGTCCAGATCTGAAGAATGAGTTGACTACAGCTGCTGACTTGTCAGAGACTTCGTTAGAGCAGATGTTGATTGACATTGCAGCTTTCACGGACGAGCGCGGGTTAAAAATCGCGGTTCAAGGCTTAAAACTTTTAGTTCCAAAAGAGCTTCAGTTTACAGCAGACCGTATTTTGAAGTCAACGTTACGTGTAGGCACTGCAGACAATGACATCAACGCAATCAAGTCAATGGGTATGGTTCCACAGGGCTACAGTGTTAACCACTACCTGACAGATCCTGATGCATACTTTATTCTTACTGATGCTCCAAATGGTATGAAGATGTTTGAGCGCATTAGCATGAAGACTGGATTTGAAGGTGATTTCGACACGGGTAATGTACGTTACAAAGCCCGTGAGCGTTACTCTTTCGGTTTTAGTGATGCAAGAGGCATTTTTGGCTCTCCTGGTACCCCTTAATCAGCTAAAAACTGAGGTTTAGGGTCCCTGCCCCCTCTTCGGAGGGGGCTTTTTTATTTATAGGTGTGTTATTATGGTGTGCATGACGCTATTATAATGTTGGAATGAATGAAGAAACTAACCACAGAACAGTTTATTGAAAATGCTAATAGAGTTCACTCAAATACCTACAGATACTTGGGGGAATACCAAGGAACGGGCATTCCTATTACTATCCTGTGTTCAAAACATGGGGAATTTAAACAGACTCCTGGAGCACATGTTAATTTA